AAGGCCCGACGCCCCCAGAACGCGCACCGTCGCAGTTCAGGGGTTTTCAGGGGCCAGCAAGTTAAACTACAAACAAGGGGGAAATATGATCATCGAAAGTTTGAAGAACCTCGCGGTTCCGATTGAGTCATTACAAGGACTACCAGGCAACCCACGTCTTGGCGACATCGATGCAGTTGCGGCGTCATTAGATCGCTTCGGCCAGCGAAAGCCAATCGTTGTGCGCAAAGATGACGGCACAATCATCGCTGGCAATCACACCTGGCAAGCCGCAAAGAAACTTGGCTGGTCTGAAATCGCTGTGGCTTATGTTGGAGATGATGATGTGACCGCGCAGGCTTATGCCCTTGCCGATAACCGCACTGCCGAACTAGGCAGCTACGATGAGCAGGCATTGCTTGATTTGATTGAGGAAGTCCACGCAGTCCTTCCAGAGTTTGTCCGTGATGCCGGTTGGTCTGATGAGGCAGTAGCAGAATTGGTTGCCAAGATTGAAAGCGAGCAACCACTCAAAGAAATTGATGAAGATGAAATACCAGAGCCACCAGTTGAGCCAGTAACAAAGCTCGGTGACATTTGGCAACTTGGTCGCCACCGCCTGATGTGCGGTGATAGCACTGATGAGATTCAGGTCACAAAGTTAATGAATGGCGAAAAAGCCGATATGGTTTTTACTGATCCTCCTTATGGATTTAATTATATAAAAAAATCAGATGGTTCAAGTATAAAAAATGATGGAAAAGAATTTGAAACTATTATTAAAATGGCATTACAAAATATAAAAGTTGAAACATATTTTGTTTGTGGTGATGCTAAAACTAGCCGGGCTTTTTTAAGAGCAACAGAAAATTTAGGAGAACCAAAAACAATTGTTGTTTGGGTCAAACCAATTCAACATCGTATGCACAAATTTGAGCCTTGCCACGAATTTGTTTATTTTTGGGGATTAAATGGAAATCCTTTTTATGGAGAAAATGTTTTTCAATCTAAACGAGCTATTGAAAAATATCATCCGACAGTTAAACCAATTGAATTAATTGTGTACTGTTTGGAATCAACTAAAGGAAATCTTGTTGTTGATCTTTTTGGTGGTTCAGGTTCGACTTTAATAGCAACGGAACAAATTAATCGAAAATGTCATATGATGGAAATCGACCCCAAGTATTGCGATGTCATCATCAAGCGATGGGAAACGCTCACAGGTCAGAAAGCAGTGTTATTGAATGCCTAATCCACCTAAACCAACAGAGCAGAAACGAAGAACAGGTAATCCTGGCAAGCGTCCATTACCAGCTTTAAAAAATGTCATTGCATTGCCGATGGCAACTGAAACTCCTGCGCCACCTCGTCCACTAGGACAAGAAGGAATGAAACTATGGGATCGCATCTGGAATTCAGGACGCACATGGATTAGTCCAACATCAGATATCGAACTCGTAACAATCCTGTGTGAGTCGATGGATGAGCGCACGCAGTTACGTCTGACAGTTTTACGTGGTAGTGACTGGCGCGATCGCGTAGCACTTCGCACACTAGAGAGCCAGTTAATCACAATCCTTTCAGCTCTTGGCCTCAACCCGGTCGAGCGTTCGCGACTTGGACTCGCAGAAGTCCAGGCACAAACACGCATTCAGGAATTGATGACGCGATCACGTGGCTAGTAAAAAAATACACTCATGGCCGCCGCGTTGGATAACGCCGGTGCCATTGGCAGACCGCAAGCGTGGCGATGGCTCTTTATATTCTGAATTTGCTGAAGCAGTTTGCAGAGTAACTAAAGACTCAGTCGCAGCTCCAGCCGGCGAACTTTTACATCTTCGCGATTGGCAGAAGGAACTTCTCAACCACGCACTTGCACGCAGACCAGATGGCCGATTCAAACACAGAGTGGCGTTGGTTGGAATGGCACGCAAGAACGGCAAGTCCGCGCTCGCAGCTTCGATGGGTTTATCAGCACTCACACTTGGCGGCAACGGATCAGAAATTTATTCATGTGCAGCAGATAGAGATCAGGCACGCATCGTCTTTGGAACAGCAAAGCGAATGGTTGAACTCGACCCAGAACTTTCTTCGATGTTCACACTTTACCGAGACGTAATCGAATACAAAGATAAGGGATCGGTTTATCGCGCCCTTTCAGCAGAGGCATATACGAAAGAAGGACTCAACCCTTCGCCGATTGTTATCTTTGACGAAGTTCATGCGCAACCAAACCGTGAACTCTGGGATGTAATGTCACTCGCTGGCGGCGCACGATCCGATTCACTTTTACTTGGAATCACCACAGCAGGAGTAAAGACGCAAGCAAACGGCCAAGATAGCCTCGCCTATTCTTTGTATCAATACGGACAGAAGCTCGTAAAGGGCGAACTTGTTGACCCGTCTTTCTTCTTTGCCTGGTGGGAACCGAAAAACCCAGAAGCAGATCACAGAGACAAGCAGCTCTGGATTGAATCGAACCCTGGCTTCGCAGACATTGTCGATGCCGAAGATTTCGAGAGCGCAGTCCTGCGAACACCAGAGGCAGAATTTAGAACCAAGCGAACAAATTGCTTCGTATCAACAGCAACCGCATGGCTTCCAACAGGATCATGGGAAGCATTAATCGATACCGAAAGAACGCCAGAACCCGGAGAAGAAGTTATTCTTGCATTTGACGGCGCGTTCTCAAACGACAGCACAGCGCTTGTAGCCTGGCTGACTGGCGGAGACAAACCACATCTGATGGTTGTTGGAATCTGGGAACGACCAGACGACGCAGAACAAGGATGGCACGTGCCGGTGGCTGAAGTCGAACAGACAATCATCGACACTTTCAGAAACAGCAACTTCCAAACCAGAGAGATTGTCTTCGACCCAGCGCGATGGCAGCGAACCTTTATGATTCTCGATGAACAAGGAATGCCAGTCGTCTCATATCCAAACAGCGCAGAGCGAATGGTTCCAGCAACACAAAAGTTTTACGAAGCGGTCGTCAATCAAAGTTTCACTCACGACGGTGATGAAAGAATGGCAAGACACATAACAAACTGCGTCACGAAGCAATCATCTCGGGGCGTCATGGTTGCAAAGGCAAGCTCGAAGCGGAAAGTCGACGCGGCCGTTGCAGCAATCTTCGGATATGACAGAGCAACACAGCCACCAGAACCAAAGCCACCAGTGGCTCGGTTCTTCTCGGTTCAACTTTAGGAGCGCAATGAAAAAAATAGATTTCTCACTCATAGCAGAAGTGACTGGCGTAGCATTAGCGACCACAGGAATTGCAATGCTTTCATTGCCAATTGCATTAATTACACTTGGAACATTTCTAGTGTGGATCACAGAAAAGGCTAACTGATGAGTCTATCGAAGCGAATAAGAGAAGCAGGACAAAAGCGAGCAAACGATAGCCAATATATCGAGCCACTTATTCCAGGACGCCCTGCTTACATGGCCCCATCTGGAATCGAAGTCAATGCAGATTCTGCAATTCGCATGTCAACAGTTTATGCATGCGTTAGATTACTTGGCGACACAATCTCATCATTGCCACTTGCAGCATACGTCCGACGCGGCAGAAACAGAATCTCATACGCGAGCGTTTACGGATCACAACCAGCCTGGATTAACAAACCAAATCCAGAAGCATCACGCCTAGAGTTTTACGAGCAAATTATTGCTTCACTTAATATTCACGGAAACGCATACATTCTGACCGTTCGCGATGACATGGACGAAGTGCAAGAGGTTTATTGCGTGCATCCAGATGACGTTCGAATTGAACGACCACGTCCAGGCGAGCCACTTATCTACAAGATGAGAGATCCAGAAGGAACATTCTCGCGAACTCTTACATCACGCGAAATGAAACACATTCCACTGTTCAGACTTCCCGGATCGCTTTACGGCCTCGGCCCAATCGCAGCAGCTCGACTTACAATCGGCGCAGCGATGGCAGCAGATACATACGCAGCCGCATACTTTGGCAACGCAGCAAATCCAGGCGGCGTCATTGAAGTGCCGGGCGAGTTAACAGAAGAACAGGCAGGCGACATCGGCCGCGATTGGAACATCACTCACACCGGGCCATACCGCGCAGGCAAAATTGGAATCCTTTCAGGCGGCGCACAATTCCGTCCGCTGACATTAAACGCCGCAGACGCGCAGCTCTTAGAGGCGCGACGCTTTAACGTAGAAGACATTGCCAGATTATTCCGAGTGCCGATCAGCCTATTAGGACACCCGGTTGCAGGAGCGATGTCATTTGCCAGCGTTGAAGCTCAAAACCTTTCATTCGTGCAGCATTCGCTTCGCCCATTATTGGAACGAATTGAACAATCAATGTCCGAATTACTTCCAGAGCCAGATGGATTTATTAAATTCAATCTTGATGCATTGCTTCGTGGAACCACACTCGAACGATTCGATGCATACACAAAGGGCTTACGCGAAGGTTTCCTATCTTTGAACGATGTTCGCGCCGTCGAAGATTTAGCACCACTTGGAGAAGCAGGCGATCAATTCAGAGTGCCACTTCAAAACATCGACGCAGCAGATGCACCAGACGTCGGACTCAAGCTACGAGCAGAGATCGCGTCAATGTTGATTCAGGTCGGTTTCGATCCAAAGGCAGTAACAGACGCCATCGGATTACCAGAAATGACCCACACAGGAGTTCCAAGCACACAATTGCAGCCAGTCGCCACGATTGATCCAGCAGATCCGGCAGCAGTTTATGGAGTGGAATAAATGCCATATTTGATAAGCGACAAGCAGAGCGATTGCGCTGGATGGGCAACCGTCAAGGAAGAAGCAGATGGCAGCTACACCACAATCGGATGCCACGAAAATAAGCAAGACGCAATCGACCAGATGGTCGCGGTTTCAATTGCAGAAGATATGGAACCAGGCGGCGAAGTAAGCAAGCGCGAACTGCCTAGTAATTACAGACCAGCACTTTCAGAAGATGTGCCAGAAGGAAGAGCATGCGGAAATTGTTTCTTTTACAATGAAGAAAAACAAAATACAGAAGGAACAAAGGCTTGGTGCGAGCGCTGGAATGATTATGTTGATGGAGCCTATTACTGCAACGCATGGCAACCAGAAACAGGCAACAGGCAAGTAGATCTAAGCGTTCCACAATTTATCCAAGCAAACGCAGAGCGTGGCCTTCAATATTTACGTGATGGATATGGCGGCGACGGTCTGACCGAAGGAACCAAGCAAGCAGCTCGAGATATGGCAGCAGGAAACATCACCGAAAACAAGATCAGGAAAATGGCCCCCTGGTTTGCAAGGCACAAAGTCGATGGCCAAGCTCCAAAGAACAGCAACCCATCCGATCCACAATACCCAGGCCCAGGATTAGTCGCCTGGCTTTTATGGGGCGGAGATTCAAACTTCAGCGACCGAGCAGAAAACTGGGCGCAGAGAAAAATAGACGCACTCGACGCAGAAGCAGACTCAAGGAGAAAAATGAAAAAAATCGAACGCCGCACATTTACGATCAAGAACGTAGAAGCACGCCAGGCAGAAGACGGAACGATGCGCCTTTCGGGATATGCAGCCGTATTCAATGACGATAGCGTGCCGCTTCCATTCATCGAGAGAATTGCACCGGGCGCATTTCGCAAGACGCTAACCGAGACACCAGATGTCCGCCTCT